TTTTTTCATGTCCAAGGCACGGCTCAACGGTGTAATCATTTCAGTTTTTACATCTTGCTCAAGAACTCAAAAAGGAATCAAAATCCTTTTTGAGCTTTGAGGTTTCGCGCCCAGCTCGAAAACGGCATCACAAGCGCGGCCCGATCCTATCGGGCATCCCTCCCCCTGTTCCCCCGGCGGCGGTCGGCGTTGTTCACGTCCGGGCGCGGCGTCGGCGGCGGGGTCGTCGGGGCTGGGTGTCGGAGAGCCCCCCACACGACTCGCGCAATCCAATCGGTGACAAGTCGTCACCAGTTGTCGTTGACTTTTTTCGTACGATAATCGTAAAACTGAGTCAACGAATTTCGTATATTTTGATTTAGAAAAGGAGGCACGAAAATGGTATCCAAGTACATGGAGGATACTATGAGCGTGGATACTGTATTCGCGGCTGCCGTTGAAAAACTGGCACAAGAACAAAACAAAGAATTAAAAGAACTCGTTCATAATACAATGAAACTTTCCACTCCTGATGTCTCGTTGCGCGAGTTCAAGCGCATCTATAGACCTGACAAGCAAGGTCGTCACCGTAGCCTGACCCTACGGGAGGCATACGAATTTTCACGGGCATTTGGAAAAACTATAGATGAAATGATCGCTCTGGGCCTCTTGGAAAGCTGAACACATAATAGTAACCACCTATAAAGAAAGGCAGTCTTGAAAGATTGCCTTTTTTTGAAGAAAATAAATACGAAAATCGTATTTTTATGTTGACTCATAAATACGATTTTCGTATTTTTATCTCAACACAACGGGATGCCGCCGAGGGCAGACGTGTTGAGAGACGGCGAGAGCCGGACTGGAGCGGTGAACATCAACCCCCGCTGTGGAGTCGAAACGGAACATGGCCGAAGCATATGGACAGAGTCTGTGAAACCCGCTATTCTTTCAGAAAAATGAGGGACTAATGCCTGTTATCCTTATCATTGGGCCTTATCGTTTTTTCTTCTATTCCAACGAAGGAAACCCCTTAAAGGCCCCGCACATTCATGTCAGAAGTCAGGACGGCGAAGCGAAAATTTCGCTTGTTGAACCGTTCGGGGTTCTGCTCAATGCCGGTTTTTCCGCGCAGGAGCTGCGCAAAATATGCAAGCTCGTTCAGGAAAAACGGGATATCCTGAAGGGGGCGTATCATGATTATTTCGCCTAAAAAGGTTTGGTTCGACGAGGATTCCATGTGGGTGGGGCTGAATGACGCCCGCGTCATCGGCGTTCCTCTTGCTTGGTTCCCCCGTCTGCTCAATGCGACGGTTGCGGAACGCGAACGGTTTGAATTGAGCGCGTTCGGTATTCACTGGGAACACCTCGATGAAGACATTTCCGTCGAAGGACTCCTTGCCGGTCAGGGGGATTTGACGAGGACTCCCATCAAGGTCGCCTGACCATCTGCAAAAACACACCCGAAAGGCTCCCCGGAAACGAGGAGCCTTTTTTCGTGCCTAGCCCCATCGAAAAGCCCGGAACCAACCGGGCTTTTTCATTGGGTTTGGGACGCCAAGCCAAACATCAAAACGAGGGTATTTCTATGTGTTACGGCACGAACTGCGGACGTGAGGGGGCCTTTGGAACCTGCTATCACCCGGAAGATTGCATCATGCGCGCTATTGAGCGCGACGCGGAAGAAAACCTTGCCGCGCGGCTGGCACGCGACACGGCCCTGAGCCGGGAGCATTTCCCCTGCCCCAACTGCCTTGAGCAAGGGGAACGGCATAGCCTCACCTATGAAAACGGCCTGTTCACCTGCCCGGAATGCGGCGGGGAATGCGACGCGGCGGAACTCATCGCGCTCTATGATGATATACGCGCCGGGCATGTTTCCGATGCCGAAGTCGTCGGCCTGTGGATTGAAAAGCTCGACGCAAGGAGGGTCGCATGAGCGCCGCCATCTTCTGCCCGCACTGCAAGCTCAAGTACGACAAGGCCGTGAGGCTCAGAAGGCACCGCGACTTCTGGATCTGCTCGTCCTGCGCGGAACACTACACCGCCGAAACGCTGGCCACGGCGTGCGAGAACGCCGCACGGTCGTTTCTGGCAAAGGCCAACTACCTTAAAATCATGGCACGGAGGGCGGCGGCATGAAGATCGACATCTGGAAAAGGCCGTGGCTGGCGGTGCTCCTCCTGTTCCTCTGCTTTCTGCTCGTGGGCTATTTTGAGCGGCAGGATCAGGAACTCTTTGAACGAATGGCCCCGTTCACGGAGGCAATGCGATGAACTGGACGGACGACGCCTACAGCGACGAACACGGCCCTTGGACGGACGAGGAACTCATGATCGCGGCGGGCAATGCCGCCTTTGCGCAGAACCGGCGCAAGCACACGGAAACGGAAGAAGGCGGGGAGTAAGTATATGTGCGATACCCATAGCGAACAGATCAACGAACTGGCAAAGGCCCTTGCCGCCGCGCAGGGCGAGCTTGAACCCGCAGAAAAGAACTCCACCGCCGCCGTCGGGAAGGAGGGAAAGCTCAAGCGCAAATACGCTGACCTGACGGCGATGATCGACGCCGTCCGCAAGGTGCTTCCGAAGCACGGCCTCTCCATCGCGCAGATTGTCCTCCCCTCGGAAGGGGTTGCGCACGTCAGGACGATGCTGATGCACGAGTCGGGGCAATGGCTGGCATCGGAATGCAGGATGCCATACGACAATACAGGCTCCAAGAACGCCATCCAATCTATGGGAAGCGCCATCACCTACGCCCGGCGCTATTCCCTTTCGGCGTTGGTCGGCGTGGTGGCCGACGACGATGACGACGGGGAAGGCGCATGGAGGCGGGACGATGACCGGGAACAGCCCCGGCGTAACGTCCCCGAGCCAGCCCCTCAGCCCAAGCCCGAGCGTGTGGATCTCGCCGCCCTCGCCAAGGAGTTGAGCGAAGTATGGGACTGTGCGGGGTTCGTCGCCTGTTACAACCGCCATCGGATTACCGAGGGACACCCCGACTACGAGGCGGTCAAGAACATGTTCGGCAAGAAGCGCCGGGAGATCGAGGCCAAGGCCGAAGCCGAAGCCGGAACCCCGCCCGAATTCGTGCCGCTGGACGCCGTGATCGCCGCCTTTGAAGCGGCGGAAACCGTAACCGCGCTCAAGGAGGCGGCAACCCGGCTCGGCATCCCGGAAAACCACCCGGACAGTGGGGCCATCTACGCCGCCTACCGGGAACGGCAGCGCAAGATCGAAGCGCAGGACAAGGAATGCGCCGCGTAACAACAGCCCCGCCCTGATAATCAGGCGGGGCTTTTCTTTCCCTCAGCAGGAGATTGTATGAGCAGCCTCAACAAGGTGATGATCATCGGAAGGCTCGGGCGCGATCCCGAGATGCGCTACACCCAGGCCGGAAAGCCCGTATGCAGCCTGAACGTGGCTACGGATGAGGGCTACACCAACGACCGGGGCGAGAAGGTCGACAAGACGGAATGGCACAAGGTCGTCTTTTGGGACCGGCAGGCCGAAACCTGTTCGCAGTACCTCGCCAAGGGGAGCCTCGTGTTCATCGAGGGCAGGCTCTCCAACCGCAAGTATCAGGATCAGCAAGGGCAGGACCGCTACGTCACCGAGATTCAGGGGCAGCGCGTCCAGTTCCTCGACCGCAAGGCGGACGGGCAACAGAAAGGCGGGCGCAGGCAGCAAGGCCGACGCCACGCCCCTCCCCCATCCGCTTATGAAGACCTCGGCCCCGCCTTCCCGTCCGAGGCCTCCGGTATGGACGATGTTCCTTTCTAGCAAAACCAACAGGATACAACCATGACACAGACCGCAGAAATACTGGAAGCCCTTCCGCCCGCGCAGATGCAACCCACCGGACTGGCGCAGTTCGACCTGAACGTCACCGCGACGCCGTTGGTCATCACATGGGACAAGGACGCCGTGTCCACGCTGTTGGATACCGTCCTAGCCCAGTATGCGGGGCTGGAGGTACAGGAAGCCGACGTGCCCGCCATCAAAAACGAAATGGCGGGGCTGAACAGGCTCAAGGAACGGATGGACAACGCCCGGAAGGACATTAAGCGGCGGATTGCCGGGCCGCTGGACGGGTTCGACGCCGAGGTCAAGGCGCTGATCGCCCGCATCGTGGATGCCCGCGCTGCGCTGGACACGCAGGTCAAGGACTTCGAGCGGCGCGACCGTGAAGGCCGGCGCGCGGCCGTCCAGTGTGTCGTCGACAACATCAAGAGCTGTGAAGGCGTGCCGGAACTGGACATCCCCATCAACCCTTCATGGCTGAACAAATCCACGAGGCAAGCCGAGATCCACGAGGATATCAAACGGATCATCGCCGCATACAAGCGGGAGTGCGAAGAAACCCGCCGGATGGAACAGGCCAAAGCCGACCGCATCGCGCTGGTGGAGGCCACGGCAAAGGCTCAGGCGGAACAACACGGTTTCGCGCTTCCCCTGTCGAAGTTTGCGGCCTGCCTGACGCCGGACATTTCCGGGGAGGACGCCGCGGGCATCATCAGGCAGGTATATGCGGCGGAAGCCAAGGCCCGCGAAGAGAGCAGGCCCACCCCCGTCGTCAAACCTGCGGAGCCGCGCCCCGATTCGTTCATTGAGCAGGAGGAGGGCTTTCCCTTCGCCCCGCCCGTGAACGTGGCTTGTACCCTGACCCTCAGCGTCAAGTACGCGCCGAAGTACGAGGATACCGTACAGGAGGCCCTTGCCCTGCTCCGCACGGTCGGCCTGGTCACAGTTTTCTAACCCTCCGGCGCCCACCTCCCGCGCCGTCCCCATAGAGCCCGCCGGGGGGCATGTACCCCGGCACAATGCCAATCCGCCCGCATCACAGCGGGCTTTCTTTTACCATAAGGAGAAAGAGCCATGAGCAGCCCTCTCGACATGCGAACCATGAACAACGGCGGCGTGGTCGAAGCCGTCAACATCGCGCTTGCCAAGGTCGCGGACAACATCGCGGACGTGAACACACCGCCGGACAAGCCCCGTACCGTCACCCTCAAGATCACCTTCAAGCCCGACGAGAGCCGGACGCTGATCGCATCCAAGGCGGTCGTGACGACCAACCTCCAGCCGCAGGAGCCGCAGACGATCCCGGTCGTGCTCGACAAGCTGGACGGCGCGCCCATGCTGTTCGAGTCCTTCACCGACAACCGCCCCGACCAGTACCGTTTTGACGGCACGTCTCCTACGGAACTCAGGGGTAATGGCAGCGTGACCGTGAACGTAACCCCGTTCAAGAAGGCTGAGGAACATCCCATCAACCAGTAACCAAAGGAAGAAATCACATGGAAATCAACCGTATTGAAGCAGACAGGCACCTCATCGGCGTAGGCCGGGAACTCGAATCCCTTGACGGCAAGGCCAAGGCTACGCTTCCCGTTCATGTCACGGAAGACGGGTTGCGGTTCTACAAGCGTGACCCGGAAGGGGAATGGCAACGCCTCCATGACGCGGAACAGGACACGCTCACCGTGGGCACCTTGCAGGCCGTGGTGGACTACCTCAACCAGAACCCCGATGGGCTGGACCTCGGCAAGATCCTTGTCCACGTCTGCGATGTGACGACCGTGAGGGTCATGTCCGTCCCCTTCGGGGGCTGGAAACAGCGTACCACATACATGCGGGCCGACGCCGTCGTCCCTGCCCACCGTTTCGGAAGCTGGACCTCGCCTGACGAGTTCGTCCCCTATCTCCAGTCCTGCTTTGTCCCCTCGGATGATCTCGACGCGCTCATCAAGATCAGCGGCAATCTCGTGGACACCTCGGAAGTCCGCGTACAGGACGACGGCGTGTCACAGGAAGTGTCCATCCGGCAGGGCGCGGCACGCAAAGCCGAAGTCCCCGTACCGTCCCCGGCGGTCGTCTTCCCGTTCAGCACCTTCGCGGAAGTCGCGCAACCCGCGCACAAGGTCGTGTTCCGGCTCCAGTCCAGCCCTCTGGCCTGCAAGCTTATCGAGTGCGACGGCGGCGCGTGGAAGCTGGAAGCCATCGCCAACATCCGCACATGGCTGATTGAAAACCTGCCCGAAGGCGTGAAGGTCATCGCGTAGCACCCCACGCCCCGCCCTCCCCCGGCGGGGCTTTTCATACCCCAAACCGTGGGCCGCGCATACGAATCACGCGG